GGTGTGTGAAGAACACAAAGCATTGCGTTTGGCAGAAATGATTCGTGCGCGGAAAACGATTTAGGGAGGGTGAAATGAATGAACGTATTAAAGAATTTGAGAAACAATGTTGGGACAATCAAACCAATCATTTAAACGCAGAAAAGTTTGCTGCCCTTGTAGCGGCCCATGAACGCGAACGAAGCAACATGACTACCGAAGATGAATTAAAGTTCTATATCAACGAGACGAACTTCTGGTGTAAAAAGTATCTGAAGGCGCAGGAAGAGTTGAAGAAGGCGGTGGAAGCCGAGCGCGAAGCGTGTGCAACGGTGTGTGACGGCAACGTAGATGCTGAATATGCGACTGGTAAAGTTGACCATAACGAAATGTCGTGGTCACAGTCTTGCGCCATAGCCATCCGTGCGCGGGGGGAGAAATGATTACAGATGGCATCATAAGGTAAAGAATGACTACCAAAAGCAAATCCACTTTATCGCCTTCGCTGTTAACCAGCCGGGGTAACTTTGACGAAGACGGCAAGCGGATTATGCGCGGCCGTCCCCGGCACTTGGTGACTGAAGCGACTCAGCAGCAGGTGATTCAGTTGTGTGCGTTTGGCATGACCCATGATCAGGTGGCGGCGGTCATGGGCATTAGCCGCCCGACGCTAGAGAAGCATTACCGGGAGCAGCTAGATACCGGGCTGATTCACATGAATGCCAGTGTAGCGAAGAACCTGTACCGGATTGCCACGGGCGAGGAGAAAGAAGCGACCCGTGCGGCGATCTTTTGGTTAACGCAACGAGGCGGTGAGGCATGGCGTCAAAGCCAGCGGGTAGAGAGTAACGTATCGGTACAGATGAAAGACGCCAAGACGATTGACTCTAAGCAGTTATCGGTAGAAGACCGTCAGGCCTTACGGGAGATCTTGATGCGAGCAACGGCCGGTGCCAGTGAGGGCGCGTTGATTGAGCAAGTGCCCGATGAGGACGGTGAATGAAATTATCGGATGTTAAAAAACAACTCAGCAAGATTAATCCGTACCATCAATTAATTGATTTAGATCGTGCTGACTGTGAAGACAGCCTGTATGAGTTTTTGCGTAATGCATGGAAGTATATTGATTCCAGTGCATGGACGGACGGTTGGCCGATTGATGCGGTAGCAGAGCATCTGCAGGCGGTAGTAGACGGCCAGATCCGCCGGTTGATTATTAACATCCCGCCCCGTATGGGCAAGTCATCGATTACTTCGGTTGCTCTGCCTGCTTGGACTTGGGCGCAGAGTAAGCGCAGCCCGACCAGCGGCCCTAATGTGCAGTTCTTGCATGCTTCTTATGCCAATCAGTTGTCGTTAAGAGATTCGGTAAAGTGTCGCCGGTTGATTGAGAGCGCTTGGTATCAAACGCTATGGGGTGATCGGTTTAGTTTAAACAGCGATCAAAACACCAAGAGCCGCTTTAGTAATGACAAGGGCGGCGAACGGTTGATTACGTCGATCGGTGCAGCGGTCACCGGAGAAGGCGGCAGTATCATTGTGGTAGATGATCCCAATGCGGCTAACGAGGCGTTCTCTGAGGCGACCATTCAAGCCACGATTGATTGGTGGGACGGCACGATGTCAACCCGTCTAAACGATCCTAAGACCGGTGCTTATATCATCATTCAGCAGCGGCTAGCCGAAGACGATCTGACCGGGCATATCTTAAGCAAGGACGTAGGCGACTGGACGCATTTGTGTTTGCCGATGCGCTATGAGCCTGACCGGGCGTTTATGACTTCGATTGGTTGGTCAGACCCCCGTACAGAGGCCAATGAGCTGTTATGGCCTGAGCGCTTTGGTGAGGCTGAGGTGCATCTGTTAGAGCGCCAGCTAGGCCCGTATGCGGCGGCAGGCCAGCTACAGCAGCGACCGGAGCCAGCAGGCGGCGGTGTGATTAAGCGGGAGTGGTGGAACTTGTGGGAAGAGGTGTCTTTCCCGCCAATGGATTTTATCTTGGCGTCGTTAGATACCGCCTACACCACCAAGACCATGAACGACCCCAGCGCATTAACGGTGTGGGGCATATTTTCTGGCGGCACGAAGGCAACGTCTACCCGGGCAATTTTAAAAGACGGCCGACCCAATTACGTTGAGCGGGTGTATGCCGAAGAGGCACCCAAGGTCATGCTGATGCATGCATGGCAGGGCCGCTACGAGTTGCATGAGTTAGTGGCCAAGGTGGCTGAGACTTGTAAGCTCTTGAAGGTCGATAAGCTGATTGTGGAAAATAAGGCGGCTGGACATTCGGTAGCGCAAGAGATCCGCCGGATCTACGGGACAGAGAATTTTTCGGTACAGTTGCACGATCCAAAATCCCAAGACAAGCTATCCCGGCTGTATTCGGTACAGCACTTGTTTGCCGAAGGGTTGATTTACTCACCGGATCGGGCATGGTCTGAGATGGTGATTAATCAGGTGGGGCAGTTCCCCCGGGGTAAGCACGATGACTTGGTGGACACGGTATCGATGAGCCTGCGTCACTTGCGTGACTTAGGGTTATTGGTCATGGCGGCTGAACATCGGGCAGAAGTTCAAGATCAAATACGTTACCCGGGTAAGGATTCCAATCCTCTGTACCCGGCATAGGGAGGGGATATGGGAGATTGGCCAAAACACCGGGTGCTAGCCAGCGCCACGGTTAATTTTATTGAAGATTTGCCTTACGCAGGCCTTAATCCGCAGAACAAGCTCTGGGAGGTTGAGGTGTGGGGGCTGCCCCCGTTTGACCATAAGCGGGTCTATACAATCGAGGGCAAAACAGATAATAATGCCGCACAAGAAGGAATTCGGCAATTCGTAGAAGAGATGGAAAATTTAAAAGGTTCGTCTGAAGAAGGAAGTTGATATGGCACTCATGCCCGGTCTAATGCCAAATATTCGTTTGGCTGGCCCTGAAGAGGGGCCGATGCCCGATCCGCTGGATGTTGTGGTGGAGATGGCCGATGAGTCGGGCATGGATCTTCCTGAGGTAGACGAGAAGGGCAACATTCTTCGGATTGAACACGGCGATGGATCGGTCACGGTATCGCTGGACGGGACTCCGTTAGGCGAGACTGCAGAGAAGAAACCGGGCGAATGGTTTGATAATTTGGCGGAAGATATCCCGGCCGGTGAGCTAGGCCGGATTGCCGGTGAGCTATTAACCGGTATTGAGGCCGATATTCGCAGCCGAAACGATTGGATTGAAGACCGGTCAAACGGCTTAAAGCTGTTGGGTTTAAAGATTGAGATCCCCGGGCTGCAGGGTGCTTCAGACGGTGCCCCGGTAGAAGGCATGTCTCGTGTCCGGCATCCGTTGTTGCTGGAAGCGGTATTACGCTTTCAGGCTAACGCCCGATCAGAGTTATTACCAACCGATGGTCCGGTTAAGATTCGTAATGACGATAACAATGCGGATCTTAAGGAAGACCAACTGGCTAACGCGCTAGAGCGCGATTTAAACCATTATCTCACGGCGGTGGCTACGGAGTATTACCCCGACACTGACCGGATGCTGCTGATGCTGGGCTTTGGCGGTACAGCGTTTAAGAAGGTTCATAAGTCACCTATCCGTGACCGGCCGGTATCAGAGTCGGTTGATGCGGATGATTTGATTGTGAATCAGTCGGCAACCGATTTACAGAATGCGAGCCGTATTACCCACCGGGTGATGATGCGGCCGTCTGACTTTCGGCGTATGCAGATTTTGGGAGTCTACCGTGATATCTCATTGCATACCCCCAGTGCGCCTACGCTAGATAGCCTGCAGCGGGAAGAGAAAGAGATCCAAGGGATTATGGCTGAAGAGTCTAACCCGGAAGATCGTAACCGCGAGATCTATGAATGCTACTGCGAGTTAGACATTCAGGGCTTTGAGCATAAGCGCAAGGGCAAGGTCACAGGCCTTGCAATACCTTACCGTGTGACCATCGACAAATCTTCCCGTGAGATCCTCTCAATCGTTAGAGATTACAACGAAGATACTCAGGATTTGCCGGTGCGTCGCCGGACTTTTGTGAAGTATACGTTCGTGCCGGGTCTGGGTTTCTATGACATTGGGCTATTGCATATCTTAGGCAATACCACCAATGCGATTACCGCCGCATGGCGTGAGTTGTTAGATGCGGGGATGTATTCTAACTTCCCGGGCTTTCTTATGGCCGATACCGGCGGCCGACAGAATACCAATATCTTCCGGGTGCCTCCCGGCGGCGGTGCGCTAGTTAAGACCGGTGGTATGCCAATCAGTCAGGCGATTATGCCGTTGCCTTATCAGCCGCCGTCACAGGCTCTGATGGCGCTGGTAGATAACATGGCAACGACCGGCCAGCGGATTGGTGGAACGTCTGAGCAGCAGGTAGGCGAAGGCAAGTCCGAAGCTCCGGTGGGCACTACTTTAGCCATGATTGAGCAGGCAACCAAGATTATGAATTCGGTTCATAAGCGCTTGCATGCCTCTCAGTCTGAAGAATTTAAACTGATTGTGGATTGTTTTAAGGAGAATCCACAATGCTTCTGGCAGCACGGTTGCCGGTCTAAGACCCAATGGGATGAGCAGACGTTTAACGAGGCAGTGAATAACTGCGAGTTAGTCCCGCAGGCCGATCCTAATACGGCCAGCCATGCCCAGCGGGTGATGAAGATCATGGCGCTAAAGCAATTGCAGCAAGCCAATCCTTCAATGTATGACCCTATCGCCATTGATACAGCGGCCTTACAGGCGATGGGTTGGAATAACCCGCAGCAGTTCTTTGCATCGCCATCGGCCCAGCAGCAGGTGCCGCCAGAAGTCCAGCAGATGATTGCGAAGGTTCAGAACGAGAAGCAGGCGGCGGATGCCAAGATGGTTGAGGCCAAGGCAAAAGAAGCACAGGCCCGGGCATCGGTGGCTGAGTCTCAGGCCAAGATTGCCCAAGGGCATTTTGCGCCGAAGCAAGCGCAAGCTAAAGAGCAGCCGGATAACACCGCAGCGACTTTAAGCGCTCAGGCGCGATTGATGGACGCGCAGACTAAGCGACAAGAATTAAGTGTCAAACATCATGACAATGAAGATGAAAGTCAAAACCGTATTTTAGACCGGCACTCTCGCGAGAAGATGCAGGAGATGGAGTTGATGCGTGATTTGATTATGCATCAGACCCCTACCGCCGATGCACTTCGTGATGCTGAGATTGCCAAGAAGGCGTCTGAGGATTCTTAATCATGGCAATAAATCCCAAGCTTCAACAAGCGTTGATAGCGGCTAAGTCGGCTACTAAGCAATTAGCTAAACCTAAAGCTGGTGGCGGTAAAACGTCTATAGCTGAGTTGGAAAAATACGTCCTTGATAAAAAAGGCGAGTACGGCGCAAAACGTGTCCAACGTGCGGCCGATGAAATTCCCAACTTAGAAAAATTGTATCAAATGGATGGGTTAAAGCATGCGTTTACCGGAGACAACGCTAAAGCGTTGATGACTTTAAACCCTGCCCACTTTGAGGATTACGCTTACCGATTAAAAGACAATCCTGATAGAAGAATATCAGTCCCTAGAAAAAAAGAAGAAATGAGCCAAGACGAGTATGACGAGCATTTTATGAGCCAAGACGAGTATTTTAAATACTTGGCAAATTTAAAGGGGTTTAATGACGTTCCTTTTTTGCAAATTGATAAAAAGCAACAAGGTTTGCCGACTAATCCTCACATTGCAGGGCATGAGGGCAGGCACAGAAGCAGGGCTTTAAGTCTTTCTAATACTCCATCCAGTTTAATTCAATTGCTTCCAAGAGCGAATTTGCGTGAGCCTTTCCCAAGGCGCAATCAGGAACAGTACATAGAAGCTTTAAAAGAAGAGATGGCTAAGACCAATAACATGGTCATGCCTGAGTATGAAAGTGATGACGACATACAAAGACCGGCCATTCAACTACCAGAGTTTTACAAGGATGGCGGTGAAGTAGACCGCGACGCTAACCTTTCCCATATAAAAGATTACATCAAAAGCGCACAGCGTGAACAAAAGCGTCTTCAATCTTTTACTGACGATGAATTGCCCGAAATAAAATCGGTTAATGATGTGGACTATGCAGATCCATTAGTAAAAAAATCAGCCATGAGTTCTTTACAGCCTCATCTGGTTAACAAGCATTCTGACTTTTTAAAAGAAGCCGCCCAACGTCACGGGTTAGATTTAACGCCAGCTGATAGAGAAGGCCATTACTGGCATGCAGAAGATCCCCAAAAGGGAACATATGCCTCCATACGTTTTATGAAAGACCATTCGCAACAAAAAGGCGGCGGGTTTAATTCACATTTTGGCGAGCGGTCTGGCGATAGCGATATTGATGTTCATTATGATGAAGATGGAAAATATCATGTTATCTCTTCCCATTTCAATCCGCTTCATGAGCTAGCTGGTGAGTTAAAAAATAATTTTCACGGCAAAAGCGCATTAGATTCGTTTCATTTTTCTAATGACCGCACCGCCAAAGCCGGTGGCGGCTCGCTATTTGGTGACCCGGACAACCCGGTAGGCGCACAGATTGGCCAAGACCCGCACCAGAAGATGCTAAGTAAGTTGCAGGGATCGCAGATTGTTAAAGACCCGGGTGGTAACTTTTTAAGTGGAAGCGTTGAAAGGGCTTTTCGTCCATTAAGAAGGCAAGTTTTTGTTGAACATTTGCCATGGGATTTGCCACGATGGAAATCTCCAGAAGACGCTATTAATAT